CGATAAGGGGTGAAGCAGGCGAGCGGGATCTCGTCCGCGCGCTCCCACGAGACGAGGGTCTGGGACGCGCCGAGGAGATGGACATGCAACAGTTCGGAGACGTTATCGCCGTCCGCGTCGCAGCGGATCCAACCCTCGACGTGGCGCACGATCGACTGGGACTTATCGTTGGGCGGGCTACCCGCGACATTATGACCCTGCGCGCCGGAGCGCGCGATGAGCTCGGTCCGCTGTCTTTGGGTGGTGCCGCGGCCGGAGGAGAGATTGGCGAGGATCTTGTCCTCCGGCAGGCCCGCCTCGATCAGGTCGGAGACGGTACTGTCCTGCACGATGAAGAGGGCGGGGGTTTGTTCGACGGACGCGGCCGAGGGGTCGATCCAGACGCATTCGGCGAGGACGTGGGAGACCTGGGGCCACGCTTTCGTGGCCGATCGGGTGAGCGTGGCGCTCCAGTATTCGGCGGGGGCGCCTTGCTGGAGATACATGCGGCCCTCGGGGGTTTTGGCGAGGGCCTGGGTTTCCGCCGGCGTCATGGGGCGGCGGACGATGCGGGAGGCTTCGATACCGGGCTCGGAGAGCAGCATCTGGAGCTGCGGCAGCAGCAGACCGTGGGCGACCTCGGTCCTGGTGTGCTTCAGGGACCCCCAGTGCCACCTGACCCAGCCCGCCTTGCGGGTCAGGGCGTCGAGCAGGGCGTCGTGCAGGATCGTCCAGCCGGGATTGGCGGTGAACAGCGCCCAGCGCGCGTAGTCCGTCGCCTGTCTGGCCAGCGCGGTCGCCAGCTGGTCGTCGGCGGCGGTGACGTGATCGGAGGAGAGGGGTTGGAAGGAAACCGGGTCCTCCACGCCGGTGAAGATGCGCAGCATGGACGGCAGCGTCTGGCGGATGGTGTCGCGCACGACGGTCAGCGTGATGTTGCTGCGGCCCTCGATCTTCGGGGCGTCGGGCTCGCCGGCGTAGTAATTCGAGGCGGTGACGCGCTCGCGCGAGAGATACGCGTCGTAGTTCTGGGCGGCGCGGAAGTAAAACCGCGCGACGGCGTTGATCTCCACGTCCGTCTTCCCGAGACGCTCGAAGACGATCTCCTGGGACCAGGGAGAGGCGGTGGGGCGTTGCGTGGGGCGCAGGCCGGCGGCGTAACGGCGGAGAGGGGCGGGAAGCGCCTGGTCCGCGTCGGGCGGGTCATCGTCATGGGAGGGCGGCAGCAGGAACGCCAGCATCTGGTTGGAGGGTTGTGAAGATGCGAGAGGGGTGGGCGTCATCCCCTGGGGGATCAGGCCGGGGATCGGCGGCAGAGGGGTGGGGACGTTGGTGTTGGTGATCTGTTGGGGCGCCAGCAGACCCTGGGACAGAGAGGGGGATGCGAGTGTCTGGCTCATGTCACATAGCTCCAGGCGGTTCCAGCTTTGATCTGACCTATAAGCTGGCGACAAACTGAAAACCGCGTCGCGAGCACACGGTGTTTTTCACCGGACGCGCGGATATGACGGATATATTCCTCGGTCAGTTTTGAGTTTACATGGTTGACGCCGAGGGGTAGCCGCGCACGACCACGACGAAACATATCGGCTTTGTTTTCGCGCCCTGTTCCCCAATACAAATGATCAGGATTCACACACGAAGGCACGTCACAGTGATGACAAGCCTGAAGATCCAGGGATGGACGCGGCCTGTCGTGAAGCCGTAAGGACACATGCGTCGCCAAAAGTTGTTTAGGGTGCGATCCGCCAGCACTGATAACGCCGTAGCCCTTGCACAGACCACCGTTCCACAACCAACATCCGCTGTTTGGCTCAGGTAAAACATAAACCCAAAAACGATCTTCCAATGTTCCACGAATACCGCGATGACCGACGTTCTTCATACCAAATCCCCCTGAGCGAGGCTCATATGTATTGGCGTGCTGGAGTGAAGTCCGCTCGTCATTCCCGACCCAACACCCATCCCATGCTGAACAAACGTCATACACAAAGCGTCCGCGTAATCACATGAGGGGAGCCCTCTGCTTCGCATCGACTGCTTGCTTTCAACCAAAAGACGCCCATCACTCAGGAAAGAGTATCTGGGCATCAATAAATCATCTCTTAAACGATCGTGGCGTGGTAATCTGACGTTGCGGCCTCCCAGCCATTCCTTACACCGAACCCAGAGTTCATCACGTAATCTGGCATACTGGCCCGTGGTGCTCGATGTTTCAGCCACGTTCACACCCAGGACGGGAACATCCATCTCATTCAGCCGATCAACGACGCCCGCGCCTATCCCGATGACATCAACGCAAATAAGCGTCGGTTTCACCGTTTGCAGGTCATATTCAGCTTTTATGGCTCCCGCCAGCATCATCGTATCGAACTGATGCCACGCGCGCGGCATTTCCGTTACCACGTTTCCACGACGTTTTATGAGGACACTAGAATCAGTCCCGAAACGAGCCACATCGCAGCCCCAATACTCAGGAGTGGTCATGTCTATCTCGATATCGCGCAGCATGGCGCTATCGACGAGATCGGCGCCGATCAGCGTGTTGTCGTCGGCGAGTGGAAACTCGCCGAGGACACGAACGCGAAAAGCATTACTGTCCATGCCGTATCTGTTGGCGACCTCGTTCACGAAATCCGACGTAACGCGCGATGAGGAAGCGGAAGAGACCTTTTGGGTATACCAGCGGTCGCGCTCCATCATGTGGGCGCGGTAGAAGAAGCCGGTACTACGTGTCGCGTTGCCGATCAGCAGCGTTATCGCGCCGTGCGACGACATGCTGCCGGACGCGGCCTCGAAGACCGATTCGGGAATGCCCGACGCCTCGTCGGCGATGAGAAGAACATGGGCGCTATGGAGCCCCGCCATCGCCTCCGGCGTATCAGGCCGTGACGTTCTCGCGGTGACGAAACATTCCTGGTCGGCCTTCAGCGTCACGCGATCGGATCGAATATCCCACAGGTCGCGCCAGCCGGAGGGAAGAATACTCAGCCATTTGATGAACTCGGGCCACAGCGCGTCGAACAACTGGGATGACGATGGCGCGGTGATGGCGACCTTGAACGGCGCGCGGGTGCAGATGAACCATACGCACAGCCACGCGGCGAAGCACGTCTTGCCCACGCCATGGCCGGAGCGAATAGCCAGGCGGGTGTGGCCGCGCGCGACCGCGCGCAGTGCCTCCAATTGCCACGGATCCGGCTCCGCGCCGAGAATGTCCCGCACGAACGCGATCGGCGCGCGGGCATGTTTTTCAATCGCCGCGTGGAACGGGTTGGTCTGGAGGGTGGCACTCATTTGTTTAATAAACGTAGCGATAAAAAACGCGCCGTGGCTTTAATATATTGATTTATCGTAACGTGTTTTCCACGACCATGTGACAATTTTGGAGGAAGTGTGTCTTTAATATATTGATTTATCGTAACGTGTTTTCCACGACCATGTGACAATTTGATATCGTAACGTATTTTCCCCAACTTCCACGACAATTTTGGAGGGGGTGCCGGTGCCATCGCCCCACGCGCGGGCAGGGGGGCGCCCGCCCGCCCGCGCGCCTGGGCGCGCACACGCGCATACGCGCCCGAACGCGCGATCATGCTGTGTGTGGCTTGATGTTTGGCATCGGCCACCTGTTCAAACGGACGATTGGTGACACATTCCACGATTGAATGATATGTCATTACACTATCATTCCGTTGGGATATCTGTTGATGTGGACTCAATGGCTTCAATAACCGGCGTTTGCTGATGCTCGATAAGTGATGCGCTGATTGCTCGAGCCGCCACTAAGTGCAGCTCAATCGTTGAGTTGCTGTTGATATCCATCTCCTGTTTCGGCCGGCCGAAACCACGATCAAGCAGCGCGATGGCGGCGGCCAGACGTAGCTTGTGATCATCGGACGAAAGCAGCTCCACGACTACCTTGACGCAGCGCGGACCGTGCTCACGAGCAAGCGCCGCGATATCAACTTCCGCCTTCGGACGCCCGCCCGGATTGCCGGAACGCCCAGGCTTCCACGATGAATTGCGTAAGCCACCGCGACCTTTCGGCACAATCCGATCGTTGTCTGTTTGGTGCATGCTATGAGACAATTGAGACACAATCCCATGCCGTGATACAGTTCTGACATGGCATGATTTGCCTGTTTCGCCAACTATCTCCAGGTGATTGACCAAAAGCAAAAGGCCCCTCACGGGGCCTTTTTTCATTTGTTCAGGACATTTCGCCAGCCCCACCACGCCAGCAACACCGCGTCCGCCTCGTCGTGGGTGAGGGCCCGTTCAGGGTCGTTCAGGAGTTCCCGCGCCAGGGCGATCCCGGCCACCTTGCCCGCCGCGCCCCCTCCGAGCCCGTAGGAGCCCCTCCAGACCGCCGGCTGGACATATTCAACCCACGGATGGTTGAGGCCCGCCAGCGCGCCCCGGACGCCGCCGTAGGCCATCCCAAGGGCGAAGGCGGAGCGTACGCCCATCTGGGGGCTGGCGTGCTGCGCTTCGACGACGACAAGGCCCGCCGTGGCCACCATTGGCGGCAAGAGGTCCAGGATTATTGGTCCAACGTGGCATCGGGTGATCACGCCCGCCTCCACGCGGATAAGCGCCGCCGCGCCATTCTTGCCGGGGTCGATCCCAAGAACGAGGGTCAACGCCCCTTCTCTTTCATCCACTCCATGGCGTCGAACGCCCGAAGCATCGCGGCTTCGCGGCTCATGTAGGGCTTGCGAGACGGCAGCGTGTCATCGGTCGCTTTGTTCGACACGCGAAACGCCCACGCCCCGCCATGTTCGAACACGACGACGTTATAATCCCCGGCGTTCAGGAACATGTTTCCCCGCCTCGACAAGCTCCATTTCCTCGACAACCAGTTCTTTTTTCGCCCGGCCCGCGCACGCATCGCGTCGTCTCTTTCACGCGCCGCCGCCGCGTCCTCCTCCATGTACCCGGCGCATATGCAGCCGCATCGTAATGTATCGGGATAATCCCAGTGCTCCATGGAGTGGACGTACCGGATTACCTGGACCTCACACATTTCACAGGTGGCTCTCGGCTCTTCAAGATCCTCCACGCCCGTGCATTCCCAGCCGGTTTTAGGCACGCCGGGATCGGCCCATTTTCCATTTTGCATCGTTCACGCCTTTTATCAAATATCAACCAGGGCAGGGTAGTGCGGGTTAATAACGTAACTCGCCCTACACGTATGTGCGCGTACGCGCGTGTATGCGGTCAATCGTTATTACCCCGCACTACCCTGCCCCATCTTTATCTTATATCAAAAGTCTCCAGGAGCCTTATCTGTCGTGGCGTCGCCACTCGCGGCCGTCGTCCCTTTCAGTTCGATTCCGTGGACAAGACGGAGCCCGTTTGTTTTCGCGTAATAAACGCCTTGGGTTTTCTCCAGCATCCCCCGCAGGCGGCGACTGTCTGTCATCTCTTCCTTATTTTCCCGACACCAGTCTTCGAAGCTTCGCAAAAGCGCGGCCGGTGTGGCTTTCAGGCCCCAACCGAGGTCGCACCGGTCTTCGATCCACCGGCCGAAGAAATCCTGCGACTCGAAATAATCATCCGTCGCCGCCGCCACCGAGGCAGGCGCGCCAAGGCCGCTCCGCCGCCATTCCAGGCACCCGTTGACCATCCACCGCAGGACGGCGGGCCATTCCGCTTTCAGCTTCTCGGGCAGCTCCACGTCCGGCATGGCGGGTCGCTTATTGAACGGCACGATGTTGAACCGACGGCGGGTGGAGTTATCGACGCCTTTCAGCGCCGGCTTGTGGTTGCCGCTGATCGTCAGCTTGAACCTTGGAATGAACGTGAAGTTGTCCTGCCGCATGAAGCGGGCGGTTATCGAATCACCGCCCGTGATGGCCTTGATCCGCGCCTCCGCCCATGTCTGGCCTTCCTCCACCTCCGACGCCATCACCATCCGCGCGCCGTCCAACATGGCGAGATCCGTCGTATGCTTATCCCCGCGTGTCACCACGAACGTGTCCATGGCGGCGTTCGTCGCGTAACCGCCCATGATCCCGAAGATGGTGTTCATGACGACGCTTTTGCCGTTCCCGCCGTCACCGTGGATGAATACCAGGGCGTGCTCGTGGGTGATCCCGGTGAGACAATAGCCGAACCATCTCCGGAGGAAGCCGATCATTCCGGCATCGCCGCCGGTCGCTTCCCCAAGGAACTTCAGCCACAATGGGCAATCCTCGCCCTCGGCGGGCGCCACCGCCGTCGAGCGCGTGACGTAGTCCTCGGGCCGCGCCTCCCGTGTAACTCCGGTTCGAAGATCGACGACGCCACCAGGCGTACCCAGCGACCACGGGTCCGCGTCCCATATCTCGTGCGTGACCGCGAACGCCCCCCGTGCCTGCGCCAGCCGCTCCACGCCACCCGCGAACGATGCTTTCCCGGCCTGTTCCACGGTCTTTGGCGCGTGCCCCCACGCCGCCCGCCGCGCTTTCTCGTGCGCCCATCGATAAGCCAGCTTCGTCTCTTCCCTTCGCCACCGCGCGCCATTCCACAGAAACCATTTTCCGCGCGTATGATCGAAGCGCAGCTGCTCCGCGTGGGTGGCCGTGAAGATGTCCGCTACTTTCCCCTCGGTGATGATCGACTCGGTGGCGATTGGTTTTTTCTTCTTACCACCAGCCGGGGTCCCGACGGCTTCCGACTCCCCCCGCGCGCGCCGCGATGGCCTTACCCATCCTGGCTCCGCCTTTTCCGCTTCCAGCATCAAATATCCGATACCGATACGATCGCCGGGTGACCGCTTCCATTGTTCCCAGTGGTCGCGGCAGTCACTGGCGCCTCTTCGGTTATGACTACCGCTTTTCGCGGACCACTTCTCGAATGCTTCCCACCCCGTCTCACTCCCCTTGCTGGCGTTCACCGTCGCCAGCCCCATGGCCATCCAGTCATTCCAGTGCAGATCATCATTCGGGATGATCTCCAGGGCCGCGATCACGTCCTCGGTATGCCCGATCAGCGACAACCCCTCGTCATCGGCGGCGCCCGCGTGCCCCTTGATCGTTTTCTTGCTCGCCCGTTCCATCAGCCATTCGACGATCTCGCCGATATCGACCTCGCAATCCCCCGCCCCGTCCCACCCCGTGACCGTGATGAACCGGGCGCAGGCGTGGAAGATCTCCACCGCCGCCCCGGTCCGTATCGTCCCGCCACCCCACCACGCCCGCTCCTCGGCGCTGTCGGGGCCCTCCAGCCCCTTGACCCACTCTCCCACCCGTAGCCACCCCTGGAACGCCTCCAGACCGCCTCCAGGCCCTCCCAGGCGCCCGATGATCCGCATCCCGGTCCCCGAGGGCGTCACCTCCCGGTAAGCCCCCGGCGCCGCCGTCAGGATCGCCAGCGCCCACCCGTCCACGCGCCCGGTCTTTGGGTCGCGGCAGTGGTCGAGGTCGAGCGCCGCTCGTCCGACATCCCCGACCATCCGCCAGCCGACACCGGCGGCGCCTTCGGCCATTACCGCCGCCGCCGCCACGTCGTGGCCCACCACCCCCTCCAGATCGTTGACCCTGACGTTCCGTCCCGTTCCGGGGATCACGGGAACTTTCGTCCGCGCTTTCGTCCCGTCCTTCCGCTCGATGACGCGCCAGTACCAGCAGCACCACCGCTCGACCGCCAGCATCGCCCCCAGGCCGGGGATATCCCTCAATCCCGTTCCACGTGTTCTGTCTTCGTTCTTTGGCATCATTCACCCCTCTCCGCGGCACCACTCTGGACGCGAAAAGGGCGACGGTCTCCCGTCGCCCTCGCTTTCTCTCCGTCATTCCGCCCGCTTTTCCCTCGGCCCTCGCATGAGCGTTTCACCGATGTATCTCGTGTAGGCCGGGGGGATGGCCTCGTTGAGTTCGCCCTTGGTCATCCAGTCGATGCCCATGGCGTCACGCGCCGCCGCGAGGGTGCAGTTGCCGCCTCCCGTCACCTGGACGAAGTCAAGCGACTCGTTGGTCTTACCGAAATGCGCCTTGCGCCTGTCGAAGGTATGCACCTTCGGGTGCCGCCCGTGCGGCGGGACCGGGATGGCGAAATCGGCCTCGAACCCTCGATGACGCAGCACGCGGAGGCCGGCGAACATGGTCCCGCACAGGATGGCGGGCGACAGCAGCGGCGCCTCGGGGACGTTTTCGATGACCCACGGTCTCCCGGCGGCGCGTAAAAGCTCGCGGGTCGGCGCGATCAGATCCGGCCACGCCTCCGCGTTGCCGTTTCGCTTCGCCAGATCCGAATACCGCTGACATGGCGGCGAGGCGTGGATGACATCGAACGAGCGGATAAAGCCCGGGTCCAGCCCGAGAGCATCGGCCCGCAGAAACGGGAAGGGGTAGCGCGGCTGGTCCCGGATATCGACGCCGGTCACGGCGAACCCCGCCAGGCGGTACCCCATCCCCGCCCCGCCGGCGCCGCAGAACAGATCGAGCAGGCGAGGCGCGCTCAACCCCAATCGGCCCATTCGTCCACCTCCCCCGAGGGCCGATGCCCGACCTTCACCCGCCGCGGCGGCGGCCCGACGGCCACGACCGCCCGCGCCATGCCTTCGATCCACTCCATGATCGCCCCAGGCACGGGATAGAGGCCCTCGCGCCATCTCCGCGCGGTGCTGACGCCGACGCCGAGCACGTCGGCCAGATCCGCCGACGTCCAGCGCAACGCCGTCAGCGCCGCGTCCAGGCGCCGGGAACGGTCATCTTCGATCACCCCCACCACCCGCTCCAACTCCTCGCTCATTTCTCGTCCTCCACCGTCACGTCCGAGAGCGCCGCGCGTAGCAGCGCGTCGCGGATCACGCGGACGCTCTCGCGCCGGATGGCGGGGTGATCCCCGTGGCGCTCGATCACTTCCAGCTCCGCCAGCAGCGCGCGGATGTCGCGCGCCGTGAGACGCCCGCTCACGCCGTCTCCTCCGCTCGCGCTTCCCGACCGTGCGCGGCGCACGGGAACATTCCATCCCAGACTTCCGTCGCTTTCTCGCGGCGGCGTTCGCACGCGGCGGGGCTCTCTCCGGTCCCTCCGCACGCCTCGCATTCCATCGTCCGTCCGTACGGGTCGTTGGGGTGGTCGAGGCTTCGCCGCCCATCTCCGCCGCATTCGGGGCACTGGGTCACCAGCACCATGCTTGCCTCGTTCGTTGTCATCCGCTTACATTCCTTCACTTGCATTCACCGACCCAACTCCGACCGGCGGCGCGTCTCCCGCGCCGCCGGTTTTTCTTTGTCCTTCAGGCGAACGCGTCGACCGTGTGGTCCCGGATGGCCAGATACAGTTTCGTCTCAAATTCGGAGGCATCGCGTTTCGTGACGCAATGGAACTTCAGGAGGGCGTGATCCTGGTCCGAACAAACCAGGACATTCCAGCCCCTGGAGCCGTCCGAGAGGATCTCTTCTTGTGTCGTGATACAGGCCATTCGCTTATCCTTTTCATCGGTTCGTCGTGTTGACCACCCCTATATGAACCACCTCCAACCATAACACAAGCACTATTCGCCATCTTCGCCATCTTTTCTTTTATACGCCTCGAACGCCTCCGCCATCCGCTTCTGGATCATGACCTCCTCCCTGATCACTTCCGCCAGATTATGCAGGAAAAACGGCTCGATCCCGCGCGGTCCCACGGTACTGACCACCGCGTCATAGCGTTTCTCCATCTCCGCCAGATCCTCGTCATCCGCCCCTGGTGTGTTCTCTCGCGTGAACCTCATCATCGTGTCGCCTTCTTCGCCCACTCGTCCCCACGCCTGTCCATGGACGCGGCGGCTTCTTCACGCGAAATGCTCGACCCATCCCACAGAACCACGGGAGGCCAGCCAAGAGCCGCTTCGCGCCGCATGTCGGAAGCCAGTTTCCGACACGCGCGTACCATCGCCTCCGGCGTGAACGGACGGAACTGGGCGGCCGTCTTGCCGCGCATGCGCGGGTGCAGCAGAGCCTCCTTGGCTGATCGACGCGGCATCACTTTTCCCCTTGTGCTATCTTCGCCACCTGTTTATACCCCGCTCATGGCTAAGACAACAGCGACACAGACCTATTCCATCGCCCAGGCCGCCAAGGTTTTGGGCGTCCCGCCGAGGACG